CCAAAAATCCCATGTGAGTTCTTGTCCCTTTGTAACCGCTTCTTGCATCCCATTTGTATGTAACAGGTCGCAAAGAATCAATAAACGTTAAACCAAGATCAATGTTTGTAATAGCTGTTTTGTCTCTTTCGTCAGACGTTTGAATAGTCCCATTTGTAGCACGAACATCATCCCATCGTTTAGACGACGTTCCTAAATCATAAACATTGTCATCGTAGGGGCGAAGATCACCGTCTGCTTCGACAACAGTT